AAATCCATCCTAACTTGTATAGGGTCTCTAACCATTCCTATTATACCAAAATTATTACCTATTCGAGCAGTACTTTTTATAATAGGTGGTTTGTTTAATCCACGTGTATTACCTATAGGTTTACCTTGTGGATTAATTGTACCTCCACTTGGTTTAGGAGACCAAGAATTTCTAAATTTAGTATCATATACAATTTTTTTATCTGATACTTTTCTAAAAGGTGCTATGTATTCGCTAACCATTTTTACTTACTAACTGTTATTTGTTTCTTTGCATATGTTTTGATTACTGCAAGTGCAGCACCGCCACCAGCTAACGCAGCTAACTGAAGTACTTCAGCATCTACACCAACTAGAGGAGCGACTGTTAACGCACCAATGAACGCTTCAACGAAGGTCCAGCTAGTTCTCTCTATCATATCTTTAAGTTGTTCACTCATTTTATAACTCCATGCTTCGTTCCAAGGAGTCCACGCTACGTCTTTTTTAAACGTCCCATCAGAATTTCTTTTTCTCTTAAATCTTTCAAGCATATTATGCCTGTGGTTTCTTGTTGTATAGTATATCATCAAAAGTTTGCTTCGGCAACATACTCAACATTGACAATGCAGGGTTTAATTTAGTAGCAGTTTTAGCAATTTTACCTGCACCGTATGCAAGACCTACTGCTTTTCTAGCTTTTGCTGCTAATGACGCATCAGCTTTTAACTTAGCATCAGTTGCTCTAATACCTACACCTTTGTTAGTAGATTTACCTGAACCTACACCAGATGTAGGACGTGCAAACCTTCTACCTAGTTGTTCTTCGTAAAGAGTTTTACCTGTTAAACCAGGACCTTGTACTTTTTCAAATACGTTAGGAGTTTTAGTACCTTGACCAGCTACACTATCTTTTGTAACATTATAATCTCCTGTTTTATATTTTTCACTTCTTGTATCTTCTACATTTATATCGACACGAGTTTCACCAGGTCCTCTATTAACATCACCTTTAGGTGTTTCAATAATGTTTGAACCTTTTGTTACTTTAGATTGTAATTCTTTATCTATTTTAGAAATAAAGTTTTGACGAAATTCTGCTGCATTACCAGCTTTAGCAAGCTTTTGCATTTCTGGTGACATTAACTTTTTAGCAGTACTAAATTTACCACCTTCAGTTCTTGGTGCATTAGTTAAACGAGAATCAGATAATAATTTTTTATCTTGTCTATCTAACCAACCTATACCAAAATCTTTTGAACCAGCAATTCTATCAGGAGAACTACCTATCTGACCTTTATATTCTGCATACTTTACTTCTTCACCTGTAGGTCCAGATTGTACCATACTGTTATCTCTAGGCTTTGCGTCTAAAGATGTGTAACTTACTTTTTTAAGTTTGCCATCTTCAGGGTCTTTAATAACACGTTCCTGATTAATAACTTCGTCTGCTTGTTTACCAATAGCTTCTGCTTCTTCTCTCATTAATCCAGCTACAAGGTCTGCAGTAGATTTGTTTGCTCTATCTGTTATGTATTGCATATTAGAAGAAGTTCCATATATTTTTTTACCAGATTTATTTTCAACAAAACTTGCTTCGTCTAGTTGTGTCATGCTTGGAGTTAAATCATTTGGTATATTATTTAATGTTCTTTCAGCTTTTTCTACATTTAAAGTATTACCAAATTTTCCTGGTCCTTCTAAATAATTATTTACTTTAGTAGTTTGTGTTACAGGTCCTTTTGTTACTCTATCTTTGTCATATAATTCAATTTTATCATCTATAAAAAAAGAATTATTTTTATCAGTTAATCCTGAAATACCTTTAGCTTCTGGATTTTTAACTTTAGAAACATCTTCAGTAGCTAATGGAAGGTCTTCTGCTACAACGCCAGCAGTCTTTAATCTTGTTTCTATATCTACTACATCATCAGATTTACCCATTACTTGTTTAAACTTTTTTAACTCTTCTTCTCTTGTAAAAATTTCACCTTCTAAATAAGCTTTTGATGCAGAATACGTAGGATTTAATTTAGCTAATGGTACACCACCAGTACCAGCTTTAGAAGGTCCTTGTAACATAGATTTACCATACATTTGTTCAGCTTTTTTCTTTGCTCTACTAGCAGAATAAGTACTTGGACTTACTTCACCATAACTAGCTAATTGTTTTTTTAATACATCTAGTTCTTGTTCCATAGCAAATGTAGATTTTATTTGTGTTGATTCACTGCGAACTCTACCTGAACCTTCTGTTATTTTTGGTGCATTAAATCTTTTAATTACATCTAATGCTTGTGATTTACTTATGTTTATTCCTTTAGATTCAAAAAGATATTTTTTAACTACGTCTGGATTATTAGAATTTATTACATTTTCAATTTCAGTTGGGACAGCATCACGTAATGGCTTGGAAGCTATAGCTTCTTCTATAGCAACTTGGTCATTAGCAGCTTGAAATGCATTTAATTCAGGTGTATCGCTACCTGTTTCTCCGTAATCAAATTTTATTTCTGATTCATTTTCTACAATATCAGGTAATCCGTCTTCATCACTGTATAGTTTGTTGTTTACTTTATTAATAGCCATATTAATCTATCTTTCTGCCGTCTAGTTTAGCAGACATTACTTGAATTTCTCCACTTATCTCTTGTAATTTGTCCATAACTGTACTTGTAAGAATAACATTATCACTAGACTTATTAGATATTTCTTTTACATCTCCATCAAAATCTATATATTCTACTTCTACATCAAGTTCTGCCTCTATTGCAGCTGCTACACGAGAATAAACAAACTTATATGCGTCAACACTATTGCCTACAAACCCATCTTTAGCTATACGATTGTTAGTTTGTGTATTACCTAATATCAAACATCCAGCTGTATGCTCGTCTGTGTTACCTGTATGCCATAATATATACTCAAATCCTGGTACATCTTGCACATGTATCATACCTTTATGAAAAGTATTACCGTATTTATTAAGATATTTATTATGAAATCCACCTTCTTTACGAAGCTTTAGTTTGTATGTACCAGCAGGAATACGTGTTTCACCCCAGACTTTAACATCTCTTTGTTCATCTTCTAATGTGTATGCTAGAAATGTACGTTTGTTTTGACTAACTTCAAATAACAATCCTGATGTAGCGTCTTTACCACTACTAATTCTTAATACTTCATACTTCATTATTCATTGGCTCCCACACAGCACACCAACCATACGGTGCTACTTCTTTGTAAAATTTAATACAATAATTATTAGAGTAATGCATACAATTATCGCAGTACTCTCCAGGTTTAGGACTATTGACAACATATGCTCCAGGTAATGCCATTACTTTTTCTTCTTTTTAACAATACGTTTGATTTTTCCATTTTTAGTTCTAGCAAAAATATGTGTTTTAGTTTCTCTGATAAAGGTACCACTATAAGTTTTACCTCCCCACTGCCAACTTACTCTTTTAGCCATATTACCACTTAGCCTTATCTGCCCAATAAGCTGCAGACATCTTGCCTTTTTTAATATTTTTAGCATGACGTGCTTTAAATGATTTTTTTCTAGCTTTATCTTTAGCTGACTTAGGATTTTTACCTGCACCAGATACACCTTGTTGACCAAATCTAATTAGTTTAAGTGTATGTCCTTCTTGTGCTAATACTACATGTGATTTAGTAGCGTGTTTAGGTGTACGTTTAGGTTGATTAACACCTTTTAATCCATGTTTTTTTAATAAATTTGCTTTTCTTGCGTTATGTGCCATGTTACTTTCTCCATCCTAAAGTTATTAACCATATTACTAATGTAATTATAGTAGCAAGACCTGTTACTTGTTGTGCTGAACCTGTCAATGTAAGAGTAGCAATAACTAAACCAACAAGAGTCCAACTAAGGTTAAGTGTTTCCTTAATTGCATCTATTATCCAGTTACCTAGTTTTTTAAACATTGCCTCTCCTATATACGAAAGCAGCCATAGTAGCTATTCTAGTCAAGATTACTGGAACTACAACTTCTTGAGCTTTTTCCTTCTGGTCATTAGTCATGTCATTACCTATTTCACTAAAGTTTATTTCTTGTATGTCAATGTCTATGAACGTTTGTATTGGGTTCTCTATAAAGGTTTCAAACTGTACTTCTGTTACAACATCAGCTAATGTATAGTTCTCAACGTCTGCATTTGCTACAGCACGTTCAACATATTCTTCTACAGCTTCAGCTATAACCTCATCATCTTTAACAGATTCAGCAATAATAGCTACATCTTCTGTTTCTATTTGTAATACTTCAGCGACAACTTCTACCTGTTCTTCAGTAAGCTCTGCAACATCTGCAATAGCTTCCTCAACAACCTCCTGTATGACATCCTGTGTTTCCTCTGTGACTGAAGATAAATTCTGTACACCTATATCATTAACTTCTTCTAGTATTTCAACAACTTCTTCTACAGTAACTTCTTCAATGACAATATCTTCTATAATTTCTACAACTTCAGCTACCTCAACAGCAACTTCTTCCTCTGTAAGAACTACTTCTTCTCTCTCTGGCTTAATCTCCACAGGAGGTAACGTTGTGTCGGGAGTATCTTCTTCCAGAACTTCAGGTATATCCTCTTTAATAGGCTCATCTTCTATAACTTCAACTGGTATTGGTATTTCCACCACGTCTTCGGGGATAATGTCTTCCAAATCAAATTCAATAATTTCGAACTCAATAGGGAGTTCTTCAAACTCCACAACTTCATCTTCAAATACTTCCTCTTTAGGTGTGTCGAGTACATCAACATCATCCTCAGGAATGACGACATCCACATCTTCTTTATCCTCAACAATATCTTCTTTAATAACAACATCTTCTTCTATAATATCATCTTTAATTTCTTCTTCAATAGGTTCAGGTATATTACAATCACCACGCTCTATCTGTGCGTTAGTCATAAAGCAACCAAACTCAGCTTCATTATCTACACGCTCCTGGTCACGCTCTATAGTCCCATCATTAACATCTGCTTGTGTATAAGTCTTATCAACACCTTCTACTTTTACATCAACAATAATTTCTTGTGGTGTAGGAGGCGGCGGAGGTGGTGGTATGTAAGGTTCTGGCTCAGGTTTAGGAGGTACAGTTGTTGTAGTAGTTGTTGTAGTGGTCGTAGTAGATGTAGTTGTAGTGCTAGATGTAGTAGTAGTAACAGGTATCTCTACATACTGCCAGTACAGTGTATCTAATACAGATATGTCAGTTAATGTAACTTCAAACTTTGTAATAAATTTATCTGTGTTAGCTTCATCATTGTTGTAATCAGTAAATGATTTGTAGAAATCATCATACATATCATTGCCATTTTCTCCCCATGATTGTGCTGCTTTTTGTATAGTTTCATCTGTGTCATCAGAGTAATAGTACTTAACATCATAAGTATTATTTACTGCACCAACTAGAAATCCTATTTCATATACATCTTCTGCAAATTCAAATAGATAAGTACCACTTTCTAAAGCTAGTGAACAACCTGTAGTTCCATATCTTCCTTGTTCATTACAGTAAATAGATGCAGCAGTATTACCACCACTAATAGTTAAACCTGTTTCGTATGTATCATCTTCAAACGCTTCATTAACTGTAACTTCACCAGGTACTTCTTCTGCGAATACAGGGGTAGGTATTAATAAAAATAGTGCTAGACAAAGTCTTAGCATTACATTACAAGTGCTGCTACAACTCCACCTATTGCTACAATCAGCGTTAATACTTTATAAAATTCTTGTTTGTCTAACTTAGAATCTAACTTATCTTCTATTTTATCTAGTCGTTCAATAACCATATTGAGAAGTTCCTTTTGAGTATAGCCATTGTTGTTTGACATTTATGGTAAATCATCTCTAGATAGGAAATCCCATT